TGTCCCAATACAATTGGTTCTGAACATTAGTAATTTGTTTTATGTGGTCAAATAGTGTTTTTGTTTTCATTGTGAATAACCTTTAGATATAAATAAATAGTGAGTTATGTTTCTAAAATGTAAATTATTTAAAAGAGTTTCCAAGAATCCAAGTGACTATCGAATATCTAACACCACTTGTTACTGGTCTAACTCTATGTCCTAAGTATGCTGGAAATAATATTAGTGAACCTTTTTTTCTTGAACCATAACAATTATCATCTCCTTTATCATTTGACATACTAAATTCAAACTCTCCACCCTCATAATCATTTTCATCACTTAGTTGAATTATCGCTGTTATCTTTCTTAGTGAAGTAGAACAATCACCTATGTCTAAATGCCAGTCATACTTATCAGTATCTTCGTATCTTAAAACAACGATATCCTCTAATTCATATGGTTTTTTCAAGTCGAATTGAAAATTAAGTAAATTAGACATCTCACAAGCCATTACTATATTTTTTGTTAACTTGAATCCGTCTGACAAAACCACATCATTTTTTAATCTTATCTCTTGAACTTTCCTGACATCTTCATTTATTACATCTGAATCATCTCCTTTATAAGTTCCTGCGACGGTAGATTTCTGTGAGTTAGATTGACCAAACTTTTCTATCAATTCATCACATTGTTTTGATGTTAAAAAGTTTTCTCTATGCAATACAAACTGAAAGTTTTTTTTCTTTATCATCTAAAAGGTTCTCCTGAAATAATTTCTCTCATAATATATCTCTCTCCACTTGTTAATTCTGTAACCATATGACTAATGATAGATGGAAATATTAATACATATCCTTTTTTGTATGGTGTTTTAAAAAACTCTCCGTCATTTACAAATGCAAAATGTAAATCTCCACCCTCAAATTCACTTTCATCTGATAACTGAATTAAACAAGTAAGTTTATTTGTTGATACTTTTCCTTTATCATAGTCTGCGTGCCAATCAAATCTATCACTACCACTATACTTTAATGCTTTTAAATCTTTTGATACCCCACTTATATTGAAGTTCCAAACTTGTTTATTTAACACTTCTACATATGGTTCTAACTTATCATTAATCCAAGTATAGTCGTGTTTTGTATTTTGAAACGCATATAATTCTACAAAAGTTCTATCCTTGACTATATTATCAGATGATTTTTCGTTTGCATTTACAATGTGAGCACCCTCATAACCAGACACCCAATTAGTTTCTTCTTGTAATTTATTAATTATGTCATCACATTGTTCATTAGACAAAAAAGGTGTATGTGTAAACCATTGAAAGTTATTGTTCATTTAAAGTGATTTCCCACGAATAGTTCTTGTATAACATATCTTGTTCCCTTAGTTACTGGTGTTACGTTATGAGATAGAAATGTAGGGAATATCGTTAAAGAACCTTTTAGTTGGTTCATTGTATACCACTCTTTCGTATGTTTATCTTGTATACCGAATTGAACCTCTCCACCCTCATATTCACTTGGGTCTGTTAGTTGGATTATTGCTACAAGTTTTCTAATTGAACAACTACCTGCATTAAAGTCTGTGTGCCACCCATAAAAACCACCCTCGTGATACTTTATGAGTTTCAATTCATCATCAGCACCCTCAATATCAAATTTAAAAACTCCTTGATTTACCATTTTTACAACTTGATATATTTTATCTTGTAGCCATTTCCAATCTCCATTACATTTATCTGGTCTGTAAGGATTAATTGGTTGGTCAAATAAATACCATTCTTCAGTAACTCTTATCTCTGGTATAATTGCTGCTTCACCCTTTTCACCACCGACTCCACCTACAACTTTTTGTTCTGTGTTAGTTATTTGTTCTATCAACTCATCACATTTTTCGTGTGATAAAAATGTAGGTATTTGAATTGAATATTTGAAATCTTTATTCTGTATCAAACTCATCAGAAACTAAAACCCTATTTGCGAAATAATTTTTACCATTATCAGTTCTGTTGATATTGTATGTAATTTTTTCCACATTATTTACCTCTATATTGACAACTTCTCTTTCTTGTAATTCATCATTTAATACCACATCACCAATGGATAATGGTGCTTTGTATCCACTTCCAACCACATAAAATGGGTGGTCATCAGTCGCCTCAATTTTTGTATTATCATTAAATTTATATGTAACCATATTGTCGTGTAGAACTTTTACGGTTTCTAGCACTTTTGAATTTTGTAATTTGCCAGTATCCTCATTGTATGTTTTTATCATATCGTTCGGTCTGATTTTACATATAGGTTGATATGTTCCGTCTGATAATGTAATCATTGTGTCATAAGTAAAACAAAAACTTCCTTTGTTGTGAACTAACATATCGTTAGCGAAATAATTTTTATGTGTCTCTACACCTAACGAATATGTTTGAACTGGATTGATATCCTCTTGGATATCTGTTATTTCAGTTTCTATGATTATATCATCTTGAAGTTCTAAACATTTATCTCCAACTTCTAATTGTTCAGATTTAATATTATATCTTTTTTCTGTCCATTGTGGTTTGTAAGATGACCAACCTTTTCCAACTATCCAATACGGGTGGTCAAATGTATTTCTACTTTTCTTTTTACCAAAACTAATCTCTATGATATCTGCGTGTGTTGGTGTTTCAATAGACGATACCTTACCCACTTTAATTTCTTTTGTGTCAAAGTCATAATTTTTAATTTCATCACCTACTTCAATAAGTTCTATTGCTTTTGTAGTTCCGTCTCCCATTGTGATTGGTGTTCCTGCTACAAAACAAATTGGTGGAATATTGTGAACTAATATATTTGATTGAAAGTATGTATCAATATCCTCAACATTTAGTCCGTAAAATGTTTCATCTGATAAAACATTAGTTTTTGATGTGATTTCTAACTCACTACCGTCACTATTTAAAAAGTAATCTCCGATTGCTATATCAGTCGATTGTTTCCAACTCCAAGTGTCTCCTGTTTTACAAAAGAACTTTCCGCCTCCGTGCAT